CAGAGGGCCGTTGCTGAGGTCGTAATGACTAGGGTAGAATCACCCCGTTGGCCCGACGAAATCTGTGCCGTTGTCTTCCAACACAAGCAGTTCTCGTTCACCCACGATGGAAAATCTGATGACTATCGTAAGTACACTGGCAACGTCTTCGACAGACAAGCTATTGATATAGCTGAAACTATAGCTAAGTCAGTGCTAAAAGGTGACCGCATAGGGTTGACTTCTACCCACTATCATACTACCTATGTGTCACCATATTGGGCCAAGAGTTACCACCGAGACGGTCGCATTGGCACACACGTTTTTTACACAGCACCCGAAGGGAAATGAGAATGTTTAACATGACACTTGAGAAACACTTGGAGGAGATGGGCATCCGTCCCAAGTCAATCATCCGTGAGCTAGAGGAAGTCCTAGATCCACGACTGACGTATCTGGCAAAGGGATACTTTAATGACCCCCGCAATGGAAATAATGAGGTGCCGTTCTAATGAGTATTACAGCATTTTACGTTCAGCACGCTGGCTCTGACCTTATGGTCGTAAACAGTGCTAGGGTATCCTTTGGTAAGCGTAGTGAGATGGAGGATGATGCGTGGGGGCCACCTAAGCTCAAAGAAGATGACGCTAGATTAATTCGATACCTTGCCAAACATAATCACATCAGCCCCTTCAACCACACATGGGTTACGTTTCAATGTCGTGCGCCTATGTTTGTAGCACGTCAGCTTCAAAAACACGAGTACATGCCTTGGAATGAAATATCTAGGCGGTACACCACTGAAAATATTGAGTTTTATACCCCAGAGGTGTGGCGTGGTAAGTCGGTGGATAAGAAGCAAGGGTCTGATGGTGTCGTTGATGTAGGTGACTGGGGTGATGCTAACTGGGCATGTCTCACTGCTTATAACGATCTGCTTGACATGGGGGTCGCCCCTGAGCAAGCCCGTATGGTATTACCACAGAGTATGTACACCGAGTGGTTCTGGAGCGGAACGGTTGGGGCTATAGCGAAGATGTGTAACCTACGATGTAAACCTGACACACAGGCTGAGACACGCATTGTAGCAGATCAAATCAGTGAGAAGATGCTTGAGCTATTCCCTGTATCGTGGGAGGCACTGAGAGATGGCTAAACTGTATGACTTAGAGCCTATGATAATGGATTGCTGGCATGTGTGTGATGACCTACAGGTTGTGTTCAGACAGATAGGTGATGGTGAACGTGATCCTACCCACGACGAACTGATGAACACACTGATGGGTATGCAGCAGCTATACCAGTGGAAGTTTGAGCAACTGTTCAATAAGTATGAGGAGGTACTCCGTGACAGACAATGAGTGGCCTATGGAGGCAGACTTCACAGACGTTAGACCAATGACACCAGAGGAGCGCAAGGCTTCTAAAGATCGTGATGAAAAGAACAAGTGGCGTAAGTGTGTCAGTTGTGGTAATGCAAGTAGAGACACATGGTGTGGTTTCTGTCTGGAGGAAGAATGATAAAGAGTGAGTGGGATCGTCTAGTAAAAGAACGTGAATACTTTAGGGAGAACGTAATGGCAGAGCATACAGCAGACATCGTGAATGAACCTAAGCATTATGCACGGTGGAAAATTGAGCCTATTACATACATTATGATGAATGGCTTTGAGTTCTGGCGTGGGAATATCATCAAGTATGCCAGTCGTGCAGGATACAAGCTGTACGAGGGTATGGACGAGGTGCAGAGCGAGATCACAGACCTTGAGAAGGTCATACGATACTCACAGATGCGCATTAATCAACTGGAGGGTAAGGACAAGCTATGACCAAAGAAGAGCTGAGGAAGATTGTGAGGACGCTAAAGAAGTGTCCAGACGTAAAAGCTGAGGAGGTCGCTTACCTTATCAAGCAACGTCAGATGTACCTAGAGCAGGAGCCAGAGCATGAGTATGCGTGAGGATCAAATCTTGGGCATGTGTGAGAGTTTAGCTTGGAGGTTTAACTCTCCCTCACACGTTGATGACATGATACAGGAGGGTGTCCTAAAGTGTTATGAGCTAATCAATGAGGATGCTGATGTACACCCAGCGAAGCTATTCCGTGAGGCTAAGAGGCGTATGCACGATTACATAAACATTGATGTACTGCCTGTCGCTATGCCTAAGTCTAGGACGATACGGGACATTGTTAGAACTGGTGAGACTGACCATCATAGCAACTATGGTGAGGAGAACATAGGGTGGATCAAGAGTATCCTAGCGGCAGATAGGACACCTTATCAGGAACATTTCTCTTCGTCCAAGAGAGACCATGTGCAAGAGTACGAGGACAAAGATTATCAAAACTACCTGTTCAAGGTAGCAGGTGATGTTTTAACGACGCAAGAAATGGAGGTTATGAGGATGCGTTACATCTTTAATATGACACAAGATGAGGTAGCTACATGGCTAGGTGAGAACCAGAGGTTGATCTCACGCAGGGAAGAGTCTGCATTAAGTAAGTTGCGTAAGTCAGTTCTGTAACAATTCGTGATGTCTAAGATTCTCGAAAGGGTCACTATAAGTAAGTGTAGGGTTTACATAAGTTATGACTTTAGATATTACTTCTAGTGTATATAACATAAGAAAGGGACGTAAGTATGGACGATGATGAATACTACAACCAGCTTAATATGCAAGCAAAGGTTCGTAGTCTTGATGGCGATTATACAGCAGGTTTAGGACACAACAGCGAAGCTGCAATTATTGCTCGTGTTAACTCTACGCTTGATAGCCTAGTTAAACTTGGTGAAGAGCATGAAGAAGCCTTACAAGTATTCGTGGACAACCAAGAGGATGAACGTGAAGTGATCTTGCTGGTTCTTGGTAGGACGCTACTAGATGGTCGTAAGCTCAATGAAGGAGACCGTGAGTTTGGTAAATGGTGCAATCGCAACTTCCCAAACTTGAGAGAGCAAGTTAGCGGAGACGAACGGACAGCCATACTGTGGGCCGCAGAGTTTCCTGAGCAACATCAGGACATGCTGGACAAGCACTCTCGTGTACGGACAACCCGTGGTTTGTACGCCAAGTGGAAGGAGGAAAATAAGAAACCTACAGGCGACTCTAGTGCAAAAGGTGAGGGCAGCGGTGGAAATAGTGAAACAGGTAAACCTAACGGTGGCACTAATAACTCCAGTGGCAACACAGATAAACCAAACAAACCCCCTCAAGGGAAAGGAGACATAAACACAGAGAACCCCGACAACACTACAGTTAAGGTTGACGCAGCCTTAGTCGCAAGTAGCCTTATTGGTGTCGTTACCAATATGCTCATGTTTGAAAAAACTCAAGGCAGGGGCGTAGAAGAAAGAGAGCTTGCCTCTGCTATATTTCACGAGATCAGGAGCCAATCTGTAGAACAACTTACAGAATCCGAGATTGAAGATTATATAGAGAGTAACCTCAAACGTACACTTAGTGTCATACAAAGATCACTTCCCATCCTAGATGTGGTCGAGACCAACGTAGTAAGCATTCAAAAAACAATGGAGAGATTCTAATGAAAACCGCAGCACAAAAAAAACTGTTCCAGACATTCGAGACTAGCTCTAAGGACAATGGCATCGTAATGTTCAAGGAGAAGTTGCAACAGGCTCGTCGCTCTGGCTCAAGCTACCGTTGTCAGAAAGAAGCTAAAGAACGTGTGGAACTGTCTTACCGATTTAGTGACGATCTTATGCGCCCTTATCAAGATACTTATCGTAATCAAATCCCAGCTATCCTCTTGGCCATGTGTGACAAAGGAGCTTTAACTAAGGTTATCCTAAAGAAACTTAAATTGGCCGAAAGTGAGCAGCGCCTCGCACGTTACCTTCTTGAGTCTCAAGGCAAAGGCGAAAAGTGGTTGACAGCCAAGTGGTCGGAGTTTGTAAAAGGCATGACTAAAGAAGAGATTGAATACTACACAAACTGGCTTGAAACCTTCTCCGGCCCTGATGAAGAAGATCAACCAGAACTTCCCCTGTAAACCCAAGGAGAGCCACATGGCTGAACATGCACACCAACCCTGTCCATATGAAACGTGTGGCTCCTCCGATGCTTTCAGTTACAACACTGATGGCTTCGGCAAGTGCCACGCTTGCAACCAAGGCTACCCATCCAGTGGAAAAACATTCGGGTGGGCTAAAGAAAAGTACCCAACAAAAGGAGGGGATAATTTGCCGTTTACACCAAAAGCTGTTGTGTCGTTTACACCAGAAGATACGTCCGATGGAAAATACGTCAACATGCGGAGCATCAACAGCAAGACGATGGAGGACTTCGGCGTCCTAACATACGAGGATCGTCAGGAGTATGTGTACCCCAGCGGGGGAATTAAAGTTCGTAAGCTATCGGAGAAGGGATTCTACGCTAAGAACGGTTTCAAGGGTGATGAACTCTTCGGTATGAACTTCTTTACCGCAGGTAGCTCTAAGATGGTCACGATCACTGAGGGTGAACTAGACGCCCTCTCAGTGGCACAAATACTCAAGGGCAACTACACTAACCCCGTGGTGTCTCTGCCCTCTGCTACACCCTCAAAGAAGCTGTGGGAGAACTGTGCGGATTGGCTCAATAGTTTTGAGAAGATCATGCTATCGGTTGACAACGATGACGCTGGCAATGCTCTTGCTGACCGTATAGCAAAGCTGTTTCCCAACAAGGTCTATCGTGTTGACCATCGACCATACAAAGATGCTAACGAGTTCCTACAGGCTGGTAAGGCAGCAGACTTCAAGAGTGCATGGTGGAACGCTCGTAAGTTTACGCCTGAGAATGTGATGAACAGCACACAGGACTTCTTGTCGTTGTACAAGGATACACCTGAGCATCAGTATGTACCTACAGGTATCCAAGCACTAGACGATAAGATACTTGGCCTCATGCAAGGTCACTTCACGGTAATCAAAGCACCCACAGGCATAGGCAAGACAGAGATCATGCGGTTCCTTGAGTACAACATGTTACAACGTGAGGTTCCTATTGCAGCATGGCACTTGGAGGAAACCAAGCTACGATCCTTGTTAGGTCTTGTGTCTTACCAGTGTAATGACAATCTGACACGCAGGGACTTGATCGAAGAGAAGGACGCAGAGGATCAGGTGATTAAAGCCATTGGTGATCTAACGAAGGATGAGAACTTCTATCAGTTCTACCTTAGTGATGGTCAAGGTGCAGAAGACCTGATCGACCAGATACGTTACTTCGCTGTAGCCTGTGGTGTTAAGTTTGTATTCTTTGAGCCTATCCAAGATGTGCTTGTGGGTTCATCAGATGAAAGCAAAGAGCAAATGCTGGCTGATCTATCGGTACGACTATCGAAGCTGTCGGCTGAGTTAAACGTGGGTATTGTAACTATCGCCCACACAAACGATGATGGTCAGATGAAATACTGTCGTATGATCGGTCAACGTGCGTCAGTTATCATTGATCTTAAGCGAGACAAGGAAGCTGATGACCTACAGGAGCGTAACACAACGTACCTGTCTATCGAAAAGAACCGACCTTGCTCAGAAGAAGGTAACGCAGGGATGATGCGGTTTAATACAGACACCTTCACACTAACAGAGGTACTATAAAATATGGCAACAGTATATGACATTGAAACAGACGGTCTATTAGATGAGTTGACCAAAATTCATGTCTTGTCTTACTCAGATGATGGTAAGACGGTACATCATACGCATGACTATGATGAAATGCGTGAGTTCTTTAATACACGCAAGGCACTCGTAGGTCACAATCATGTTCGCTTTGATATACCAGCGGTGGAAAAAGTGCTAGGCATTGAGGTAAAGGCTCGTTTGATCGACACTCTAGCGTTATCTTGGTATCTACACCATGACCGCATGAAGCATGGGCTTGAGGGCTACGGAGAGGACTATGGAGTGCCTAAGCCTGTCATTAAGGACTGGGACAGCCTGACACCAGAAGAGTACGCTCACAGGTGTGATGAGGACGTTAAGATCAACGTGCGTCTATGGCGTGACTTAGACCTTAAGCTCAACAAGCTGTACCAAGACCCAACGGAGAAGGATCGTCTGATCGACTATCTGACGTTCAAGCTAGACTGCGCCAAGGAACAAGAATCCCTACGGTGGAAATTGGATGTGGATAAAGCTCAAGCAGCCTACGATGAAATCATGGCACTCAAGGTAGAGAAGGTTGAGCAACTGGCTGAGGCTATGCCACGCAAGACACTAACTCGTATGGCCTCACGACCAAAGGTCATGCACAAGAAAGACGGTAGCCTGTCCTCTCATGGCG